CTCCACAGTGCCCACAGAAATCGGCTCAGAGGGCGACTTGAAGTTAAGAGAAAATCCCCCTGCGAACTTTGGCGAATAGGTCTTGTCGCAATCTGCAATGGCTTTCTGGATCGTAAGTGCGCCGTAGGTCGAACCGCTTTGCGCCCTGTCCCACTTTTCACGCATAAGACCTGAGGAACGGAATATCATATCCATTTTCTCTGCATCACAGCCTGTCCAGAAGGCAAGCATCGAACAAAACGCCATATCAGCTTCACTCTGCGAAGCATATCCTGCGGTTCTTCCACTGTAGAGGGAAACGAACTTTCCTCCGTTCTTTGCACCTGCCGCCGCTTTGATTATCTGGTCTGCGGTGTCAAGTCTGACAGCAGGAACAGCCTTTGCCACAGGCTCGTGACCGCCTCCTATGTACTTTTCGTGCAATGGCTTTATGCTGTCGGAACACTCTGCGATGCCCTCATATTCTGAGCAGGAGTTGCCTGTCATAACGAAAAATCTGCCGTCCTCATACATCTCAACTGAGCCTTTACGTCTGCCACGCTTCGGGAGTGTTCCTCTGCATATGATATGTATGCCCTTGCCCGATTGAGATATCTCAGTATAGCTTTGCAGGGTGGAGATAAATTCAGATATGATGTTGCCGTTCTCTCCCCTTTGGTACGCTTCAAGCTCTTCCTCTTTGCCGTCAATGTCAACGCCAAAGTATGGACAGCCGCCGAACATAAATCCTATGCCCGAATGTTTTTCCGAGGCTCTCACAGCCGTATCGAAATCGCACCAAGTAGAGGGGTTATTTGACATAGCCCCTCCGCCTGTAAGTGCGTTTATCGGCACTTTCTTTATCTTCCCTCTCTTTTCATCCGGCACAGCGTCCCAGCATATCCAGTTTGGCAGGGCTTTAATCTCCTGCGGTATTTGTTCGTACATATATCCAACTCCTAACATAAATTTTGAAAAGTCAAAGCCTTTCACTTATCCCCGAAAAACGTCCCAAAAGTTGCATTAAAAATGCAACAATTGCAGAAATGTTGCCAAATTAAAATATAAATCATTTGTTTGCACAAAATATCATCTGCGTTTTTATGCAAAAGCACTATGACTTTTCGCTTTTCTCAGAAATCAGAACGGCACGCCGTCATCTGTAAGCACGTCCTCAAAATCTTCAAGGGAGCCTATGGCGCTGTCAGCCTGCGTATTTGTCTTAGGCGTTGCAAAGCCCGTCTGCTTAGCCGCAAAGCTGTCCGCCTTCGGTGCAGAGGATTTGAACTTATGCTTGCATTCAGGATACTTTGTAGGGCTGACAAAATTAATGCGTTCCTGCGGCTCTCCGTTTTTGTAATTAGGGTTTGATTCGTGCTTGAGGTTGACCCTTATGCACTTGTTCAGCAGGTCGGTGCAGTATGCTTTAAGGCTGTCATACTCCTTGCCGTCAGGGAGCTGAGCCGCCTTGCCCATTGCCATAAGCTGAGCAAAATTGTAGCCCTCCACCTGCATATCGTTCTCGTTAGGTTCATGCTTTTTCCATATGGTGTGGAACAGGCAGGAGTTGCCGTATTTCTGCCCCTGCACGTCATTTCTGATGACCAGCGTGAAGTTAAGACCCACCGAGCCTTTCTTTGTTGTGCGTTCCTCGATAGCGGTTATGATGCACTCGTAATCGCCCTCAGGCTTTAATCCGTTCTGAAATGCCTCTGATTGATTTGACTTAAATCCCATTTTTTATTCCTCCGTTAGTAAATTTACTGCGTCCTCTGCTGATCGGCATATGCCTGCCAATGCTCCGCACTCACGCATTTTTGTTATGAACTTCTTCTGCTCAGGACGAACTCGTCCCGACTTTGTTTTGACTTCGATAAAGACAGCTCTGCCGTCCTTATGCCTTACGCCGAACAGGTCTGAAAAACCTTTCGGCACACCTGTGGTGAAATATCTGCCGTCAACAGTTTTCCCCTCGCCCACGTTCACACGAAAGACAGTACAGTAGGGCGATACCGCACAGCGTATCTCGTTTTGTATCCTGTGTTCCTCTGTCAACCCATAAGCCCCCTTTGCCTTGCCTGATAATATGCCCAGCCTGATTTGTAACCGTGACTTTTCGCATACTGCAAAAGTTCGGGATAGGTATGACAATCGGCAGGACTTGAAAAGTCAAGCTTGAATCCCTCCACCTTTACAAGCCCCACGCTGCTGTCTGTTTCAAGCTTTCTCTCGGCTGAGGGAAACTCATATCCGCAATGAGGACAGCATACTTTCACCCCCGCAGGAGGAGCGGAGAAAGTATAGAAACATTCGGGGCATTGTTTCACCTTGTCGCTCTGCTCCTGCTTTTTATGCTGAGCTTTCGGCTTTTTCTCCAAGCTCCACTGCCTGTCGTCGTCAGGCATACCAAACCTTGCATAGTTGCCAACGTGGTCGATTATGACGGCTCTTTTATTTGGGCGATACCGCATACATCTCATAGCCTGCTGAATGTAAAGAGTAAGGCTCTTGGTGGGTCGCAGGAGTACTGCACACTCGCAGTCAGGAACGTCAAAGCCCTCGGAGATAAGGTCAACGTTGCACAGCACAGTTATATCTCCCCTGCGGAAAGCTGAGATAATGCTGTCACGCTCTGCCTTTGGGGTCGAGCCGTCGATGTGTGCCGCCTTTATGCCGTTTTCATTAAACACCTCTGCCGTTCGCTGAGAATGTCTTACTGACGCACAGTAGCAGACCGCTTTTTTGCCATTTGCTAACTGTTTGTAATACTTTATGACATCACCGAAAACAGTATTTTTCACCATAGCTTTCTCTATCTCCGCCGCCATATATTCTCCGTGAGAAACGTGAAGTCCTGTAAGGTCGGCAACGTCAGGAGCATAGTAATCATAAGGTGCAAGACAGTTGTTATCAATAAGCCACTTTGCGGATACGCCAATGATAAGCTTGTCGTTCACGTCACCAAGCCCGTCACCATTAAGGCGAACAGGAGTCGCTGTAACGCCCACTCTCGGCACGTCTGAAAAGTATTCGTATATGCGTTTGTAGGACTGAGCAAGGCTGTGATGATTTTCGTCAGTTATGATAAGTGCAGGTCTGGCAAGCTTTTTAAGACGGCGTGTGACAGTCTGCACCATACCAACCTCGCAGAGTTTCATATCAACGCCCCAGCGAATAAACGTCTTTTTTATCTGCTCCACAAGCTCACGTCTGTGGACGAGAAAAAGCACTCTCTTGCCGTTAAATGTCGTTCGCCTTGCCATTTCAGCCACAATGCAGGACTTTCCTCCGCCGCAGGGCAGGACTATGCAGGGTGCTTTATACCCTGCACGCCAAGCCTGCCTTACCTGCTCCACCAGCTCATTCTGATACGCTCTCAGCTTCATTGGACTTCGCCGCCTTTACCCTTTTCAGAACGCATTTCATGCAAAGCTGTTTGCCGTAATTCTTCATCGAGCCGTCTATTATCTGCTGAACTGTACGCTTGCCGTCTGACATTATCGTCTTTCCGCACTCTGAGCAGATATGTTCGTCTGCAAGGTGATAGTATGTTCTCAGCGCTTCATCAACAAGTTTCAGATCGTTGCTTATGTACATACTGTCAAACAGCCCGATAGGACTTTTGCAGGTGTCAGTGCCGTCCGTCTGAGTGGCGAAAAGATACTTGCCGTCAACCACAACAGTTTTAAGCACAGTTGTGAACATACCCTCGACAGTTATCTTTTCGTCAAGCAGCTTGCCGATAGTTTTAGCTGAGTTTCCCCATAGCATGGCGTTCTGCATATCCGCCCACACAATGGGAAAGTATCCTGCCCTCGTCCTCTATCTCTTTCAAACTGTGTGGCTGTCTGACAAGTAAGCCGTCTGCCGAAAATTCAAGGCAGACACGCTCTGCAAGTCTTTTCGTGAAGTTCTGCAAAACAAGCTCGTCATGCTCATAGTTGATGATCTTAGTGAGCCTGTTGTGCATTGTCCAGAAATCGTGTGGCAATGCTATCATTGTATCGTGAATGTTATACTCCAGCGTTTCGCACTGCTCCAGATAGTCGCTGTAATCAAGAGGTGTCATTTCCTGCTCGTTTATGTATCGTGCCACCCTTTGCGGTGTAAGACCTGTTATCCTCACAAAACGTTCAAGAGTGCCGTGTTCGTTCTTAAAGACCTTTGCTATATTCAGTAAATCTTCTGGTCTTAGTTTTGGATATTCCTCACGATAGTCAAGATACTGCTCCCACAGCTGTTCGCTGCCTTTGAGTGTCTTGAACTCCGTCTTGTTTAGTCCGAGCATTTTCAGCAGGTCATTACTTTTCCAGTTCACACGCTGAGAGAGCAGGAACTTTTCCTGATATCCCCAAAAACCTGTATAGCCAACGCTTGTCACGTCATATCCCTGCTTCATAAGATACTCGAGATTTGGGTGCTTGCAGTAAGCGTGAAGATAGCTCATCAGCATATTGCCGTAATAACGCTGATACTGACTGTACCTCATATCCGACTTATCTATAGCTTCCCAATTCAGCACCGAATAGGAATTATCATAGTTATATCCCATACAGCACTTGCAAAAGACAGGCTCACGGAAGTCATTACGCACCGACCAGTTAATGCCGTTGTCACTGCCGTATCTCACAGAGCCGTCACGGGCGAAAACATACCGCTGACGTTCCACAAGCTCCCCATTTGAGTATCGGTGAAAGCAGCGTGCGAAAAGCTCAGCACCCCTTGTGAGGAACACCGCATAATTCTTTGCACCCTTGCCTTTCATCTTATCCATAAGCTCATTATCCACCGCAGGAAAGCAGTAGATAAGAGCCTCTTTTCTTGTCTTTTTCATACTGCTACCTCAGAAGTCAAGCAAGCCGTCAAGGGATAGGCTGACAGGCGGTTTTGCTGTTTCTTCGCTGTCCGAGCCGTCGCCCAGGTCGATAGTCATATTGAAATGAACGTCCGCACCCTTGAAGTAAAAGCTTACAGCTCTGCGGTAGACCTCGATATCCGAAATACTTTCCCTTACACCCTTAACAGCGTTTTCCGCACACTCAGCGAAAGTCCTGTCCGTCTGCAGGACCGCCTGAGCGAACTCCTCGTTCTGCTCACAGAAAGTTTTGAGAGCCTCAAGAGTAGGCTTTGCGACCACCTGCGCACGCTTGCCAAGCTTAGCAACGGACAACTCTTGTGACAGCTTGTCCTGAGCTTTCTTTGCGTTAATGTTCATTGCCGTCACCGCCTCTCAGCTCTTCAAGTTTACACCTTGTACTGAATATTTTTCCGTATGCCTCTCCGATATCAAAGGCTCTCTGCTCACATTCTGACATTCCCTCATAGACAGCAAGTATATTTGAGCAAGCTTCATCAGCGGTTTCGTATGCTTGACAAATCTGCTCTTTTGTGCTATCATCAAGGTGTGTTGAATTGATATTTTTCAATATCTCTGAGCTTGTGCTGTTGGCAGACAGTGCAGGCTCGCTTTCTTTTAGGTACTCTGCAAAATATGCACCGCACATCAAGTTTTTTTCAGCAAGCGGACAACCTTTGCAATTAACAGTAAATTCTGTACAGTGGTTTACTGCCTTTTCAAATTCCTCTTTCGTTATCATCTTCGTCCTCCTCTTTCTCAAAACGTTTCTCCCAGTGCCTATCCGCCACACTCAGCGCAAGATACATTACTACATCTATGCCTGCAAGCACAGCTATCGTTATCAGCAATATTCCTACAATATTCATTACCACTTTCCTTTCGTCTGTATCTCGACCTTGACCACAGGTCTTGAAGCGTTTGCTATAGCCTTTTCGAGCTTTTCCTCAGCTTCGTCCTCAGCCTGCTGTTTGAGGCTGATATATACATGTGCGCAAACCAGCACGAGCAGTGCCAACAGTGCAGACGACAGCGACACTATGCGCAGAAATGTTGATATGTCCATTATTTCACGTCCTTTCCGTAAAGCGTGCGGAGCTTTTTAAGCCTTTTCTCGAAGTTGTCGATATCAATGCCCCACACCTCGTAGGCTATCTCGGTATTGACCGAGTGTGGCAGCCATGACTTCACGCCACGCTTTGCCATTTCTTCCTTAACAGCTTTCTTGATCTTGATAGTCTGCGTTTCACCTGTGCCGAACAGTTCCTTGATATCCGAATTGGTTATTTCGGGCTTTTCATAGTACAGCCGCACTGCTATTTCAATGTCAGGTGACCTCATTTAGTCCACCTCCTCGATAGTCAAGACATTCTCACGAGAGCTAATACTTGCCTTTGTCAGAGCCTCGTACTGACTCTTTGCAGCTACTGTGAACACCCTTTTATCATGAAACTGGTCTATTGTTGTGACTTTGTACAGTTTCATACCTTTGTACCTCCTCATTGTGTTTTCTGTCATTTCTGCTTCCAACGAACATATCCGGCAAACATTGCTAGTTATCATGAGTGACAACGGAACTGTGTTGTCAAGCCCTGCAAGCGTACATATACCGAATGCAAGTGGACTTGCTAGGCACAATGCAATGCCAAGATAATAGGCTATCTTTTTTAAATTCAACGTTTGCCCTCCTCATACTGTGATTTTGTTACAATCAGTTCTCCGTCAAGAGTCCAATACTGAATGACCTCTCTACAGGGGTCATTTTCTGTTCCTGCACCTTTCAAGGCTCTTGTTACGATCACTTGCTCAACCCTGGCACTGTCATACCCTCTTGGAATAGCAGTAATTTTCTTTTCCATTTTCTCACCCCCTCTTTAATCATTTGTTTCCTCACGCCTTAGGATATGGCGTCGGGTTTCTTGTCTTGCCGAGAAGATAGTCAACCGAACAGTCGAACATCTCCGCAAGTGACATTAAAGCAATAACAGCCTAAACGTTTCTTTTCCTTTAGGTGTAATAAACACCTGCGTGCTTGAAAAACCTGTTTTCTCATTAGAAAACTCCTTGATTTCAAACAAGCCGTTCTCCATTGGCTTTGCATATGGCATAAGCTTGCCCTTTTTATCTCTGTAAAGATACTTTTTATCAAGCAGGAAATTCACAAAAGTATTTTGCTTGACTTTAAGTTCCTTAGCTGTTTCTCTTATTCCCGTTAACAGATTTCTGTCCACGAGTTCATCAAAGTAATCAGCTTTCGGTTGCATTATCTGTTTATCAACAGTAAGCTGTGAAACACTTACTTGCAGAGCTTTCACCTTTTCGTTAGCAATTTCCAAAGCCCTTTTCATAATCATTTCGGGACTGTTCCAAGCTTCTTCAACTCTTATGAAGTACTGGCGGAACTGCTTTCCTTTTTCACTTCTCTGCAACATACAGATCTCTTTTGCCATTGGGATTGTAAGTTGGTGATCGGTAAGTTCACGACTCACCTGCCTGTTTCCCTCAGTACGAACCTGCTCATTTTTGAGCGGGTTGAAATCCTCACCCTCCGTAAATCCGTATTCACACATTCTCGGAAACCAGTCTTTATAAGCGGTCTTGACTTCAAGTGCCTCGTGTAGTTCCCTACCCGATACTGTTGGGTGTTCTGCGTTTTCATAGCTGATTTTAATTAATTCATTCATTAATCATCTGTCCTTTCTCTGCGGTGATACTATAATCACCATTGCAATAAACAATTTTTACTTCCAAGACATCTGCTATTTTTTCAGCAACACGCCTGCTATCAGTTGCGCCGCACATAAACGCTTTAATTGTACTTTCCTTTACACCTGATTTCTCAGCTATTTGAGCATACGTTAAGCACTTTGATTTCGCAATCATTTTGACTTTTTGCTTAAAATCATCAAACATAATTTGTCACCTCCTACAATCATAATAAAATTGGGTTGACAAAGTTGATGAAATATGATACTATATAGAAAACAAAGTTTAAATATTATAAACCACCGACATTATCAACGCTGTTGCCTTTTATCGTTGAATTTATATCAACTAAGATTAGTATAGTTGATATAATCTCAATTGTCAATGGTTTTATTTGATATTTTCTCAACTTTGTCAT